ATCTACAAGGCTGCTTGGCGCTATATGCAGTTCGATTCTGAGCGTTATCCGACCGTAGACATGAACTTTATCCCGACTGCTACGCTTGGTATCCTTGCTCGTGAGTTTGAACAGCAGCAACTGATAGGTTTACTACAGACTTTAGGCCCAGACACCCCTGTTCTGCCTCTGATTCTCAAAGGAATCTTACAGAATAGCTCTCTGACTAACCGTGCAGAACTTATTCAGACGCTTGAACAGATGTCACAGCCCAATCCTGAGGCTCAGCAGGCTCAAATGGCTGCTCAGCAGGCTCAAATGGCTCAAATACAAGCTCAGTTGGAGTCTTTACAGGCTAAAACTATGCGAGATCAAGCTGAAGCTCAAAAAGCTATGGTTGAAGCTCAGGTTGCTCCTCAAGTTGCTCAGGCTAAGGTCATTGCTGCCTTGTCTAACAATTTGGATGAGAACAATGAGAGTGCAGACTTCCAACGGCGCGTTAAATTGGCTGAATTGGCCCTCAAAGAAGAGGATATTCGGAGCAACGAGCGTATCGCTATACTACAATCTAGCATGAAAGCACCAAAACCTGCAAATAATGCTTGACTTTTAGTCCAAAATATGTTACAATATACACATGTTTAGCACTATAAAGGTTTCCATTTATGGATAAAGACCTGCAACGGTATTATGAATCCTCGTTCGAGATGTTTACCAGTGAAGGCTGGAAATACTTGATTGAGGACTTCCAAAAGTTAGCAACTGAATTGAATAACATTCGCACTGCAACAGACGCACAACAGTTATTTTATCGTCAAGGACAGTTGGATATTCTCGATTTGGTTCTAAAACGTAAGGAGATGTGTGAGAAGGTATGGGAGGAACTCAATGAGACGAATGTATGAGTTCCAGTGTACTGAAGGACACATCTTTGAATCTTTAGAGTATGCGGATACACGCACAATACCGTGTAAGGTATGCGATTCCGTACATGCTCACAGAATTGTTTCCGCTGGTCAACTAAAGCTTGAAGGTTGCTCTGGTGACTTCCCGAGTGCATATGATCGGTGGGAACGTGTTAGGGCTGAGAAGCTCCAACAAGAACGTAAGCAGAACTCCTGAGGGAGCTAACCTGCTTGTTTATAAAGTATTCCTGTAACCCTAGAAAGGGCAGGAGAAAGGTTTGGTATGGCTTTAATTGATAATGAGGAACTGGGTCAGGATAACGACATCAGTGAATTACAGGCAGAAGAACAGAAACAAGAGCAGGAAACTGTTCAAGAAACTCCACAAGCCGTAGAGATTCCCGACAAATATCGGGGTAAAAGTCTTGAAGACATTGTACGGATGCATCAAGAGGCTGAAAAGCTCATTGGGCGTCAGGCACAAGAGGTGGGAGAGGTTCGGCGTCTCGCTGATGAGTTACTGAAGCAGCAACTCTCTCAAAAACAATCGCAAGCACAACCACAAGAAAATACACCAGAGATTGATTTCTTTGAAGACCCGCAGATGGCGGTTCAGAAGGCAGTATCTCAGCATCCTGATGTACTCGCTGCTAAACAGGCTGCACAGCAATTTAAGGCTATGCAGACGCAACAGCAATTAGTTGCTAAGCACCCTGACTATCAGCAAGTTGTACAAGATGGTGAGTTCGTTGAATGGGTTAAAGCATCTCCGCTACGTATGAATATGTTTGCGATTGCTAATGCTCAATACGATTTTGCTGCTGCTGATGAACTTCTATCTACGTTCAAGCAGATTCGCGGTGCAAAGACACAACAGGCTCAAGAGACTGGCAAACAAGTACGCCAGAACAACTTGAAAGCTGCTGCTGTCGATGTTAGCGGAACTGGAGAGTCTTCTAAGAAAGTATATCGCCGTGCCGACCTTATCCGGCTACGTATGACTGATCCCGGACGATATGAAGCCTTACAAGATGAAATCATGGCTGCATATTCTGAGGGGCGTGTCAAGTAAATTGTTTAAACATTTCTAGGAGATTAATATGCCTTTAGGTACCGCTCACGTTACTACCACCACCGCGAATACCTTTATTCCGGAAATTTGGAGTGACGAAATTATCGCCAGCTACAAGAAGAACCTCGTTGCTGCAAACCTCGTTAAGAAGATGAACTTCAAGGGCAAGAAAGGTGACTCGATTCACATTCCTTCGCCGACCCGTGGTAACGCTTCTGTTAAATCTGCTCAAACTCAGGTGACCCTGATCGCCGCTACCGAGAGCGAAGTCGTTGTGAACATCGACAAGCACTACGAGTACTCGCGTCTGATCGAGGACATCGTTGAAGCTCAAGCTCTGGCTTCGCTGCGTCAGTTCTACACTGATGACGCTGGTTACGCTCTGGCTCGCCAAGTTGACACCGATCTGGTTCGTCTGGGTCGTGGCGTTAACGGCGGTGACGGCACTGCTGCTTACACTGGCGCTTTCTCTGGCGCTGACGGCACTACTGCTTACACCGGCACCGCTGGCGCTCTGACCGATGCCGCTATCCGCCGCTCGATTCAGCGTCTGGACGACAACGATGTTCCTATGGACAATCGTTTCCTGATCGTTCCCCCTAGCACCCGTAACACCCTGATGGGTATCGCTCGCTTTACCGAGCAAGCCTTTGTTGGTGAAGTCGGTGGCGCTAACACCATCCGCAACGGTGAAATTGGTAACGTGTACGGCATCCCCGTGTTCGTGACCTCTAACGCTGACGCTGCTACCGATGGTGACCGTATCTGCTTGCTGGCCCATAAGGACTTCGCTGTTCTGGTAGAGCAAATGGGTGTTCGTTCGCAGACTCAGTACAAGCAAGAGTACCTCGGTACGCTGTTCACCTCTGACATGCTGTATGGCGTGAAAGAACTGCGTGACGGCTCTGCTGTGGCTCTGGCTGTTCCGGCTTAAGCGTAGCTAAATAGTTGCCCCTTCGGAGATTCCTCTGAGGGGGCTTCTGTGTATCTACTCCAACAATAAAGGAACAATAGATGGCGTTATTCAAATGCACAAGCTCAGGTAATATCTTTGAGTTCAAACATGAACATGATATTCAAGCAATGCGTAAGCATCCTGAGTACGAAGAAGTAAACTACATTTTCGTTAAAGAACAGGAAAAGGCGGAGCCAGTTGAAGCGCAAACAGAAAAGAAACTTGGTAGGCCTCGTAAAGTTAAGGAATAAACACTATGCGTGAGTTCTCAGTAGGTCATAACCTAACAGCTACTGTAAAAACTACTTGTTATACTGTACCTACTGGATACTATGCCAAGTGGAGCCTTTGCTATGTAGTTAACCATTCGGGCAATAACAAGTACATCGATGTTGTATGGTACGATAAAAGCAGTAACATTGAAATCCGTGTACTGGATAATTATATTCTTAGTCCTACGCAGTTTGTAAAGTTTGATGGTGGGGCTTATGTAGTATTAGAAGAAGGCGATGAAATCCGAGCTACTTCAGAACTAGCGTCTGATATGAGCATCCTCAATACTGTTGAATTAATCCGTAAATAATTATTGCGGCTTTGAAAACATATTCTATAAACATTGGAGTTTAAGATGGCTTATTCGCAAGATTGGGTTAATCAATTAGTTCAAGAAGCCGCAGCAGCCGCAGGCGGTACGCTTTCTTATGAGGATGCTGTAAGGGCTGCTTCTAGTTTAGGTATCCCTGCTTCTCAGATTGATGCTGCTTTATCTACAGGGGTAATTTCTGCTCCTACGTCTTTTGTGCCGGGTGCGTCTTTTTTGCCGGGCGTTGAAGAACGCATCGTTGATATGGGCGAAGGAACTCGATCTGAGTTCTTTGTCAGGGGCACTGATATTCCTGTTGATGCTCCTACTTATACGGAGCGATGGGACTTAGCCCCAATGACAGAATCATCTATGGGACCTCTTGTCCAAAATGATTATGTTGTTTATGACGATCAAGCAGGCGGTGAGTTCGTTTATTCGCCTACCGGAGAGTATAAAGGGTTTTTTCCCGGTGAGCGTAGAAGTGGTTTAGGTGGCTTCTTGACCGAAACAGGCCAGCAGCTTGCCCCGATCATTGCTATGGCGGCTGCTCCGGGTTTGAGAGATCGGAA